GGGTCAAGGACACAGCTTTAAGTGTCAATCAAAAAGAATCAGACTACAAGAAAGCGTGCTTAAACTCAATGATAAAGGTCAATACAAAATTGAATACATCAGTCCCAGGAATGGAAGGATACGACAGAAAACAATCGTTAGATGAAAAAATGTTTAAATCACAACAAGAATATAAACAATATTCTTGGCTAATCAAAGGATAAAATATGGCTAATAGAGACAGGAATCCAAACAATCCGCAATCAGAACTTTTTAGAAGGCTTACGAGATTATTTTCTGGCCCAATTGTGAATTGGCGAACTCAAATGAATCGAAAGATTCGTAGGACAGCATTAGATAAATATTCTACTGAATTTCGATCAGCTTCTGGTCAACAATTCAAAAGATCAGAATATAGTCCTTTTGATGTGATGCACTCTAAAATAATGGCACAACAGAATCGTGCTGAGAGATATGTTGATTATGAGCAAATGGAATATATGCCAGAAATTGCGTCAGCTTTGGATATCTATGCTGATGAAATGACAACTCATTCTGCTCTGTCACCAATGCTTGGGATTCAATGCCAAAACCAAGAAATAAAAGCAGTCCTTCAATCTCTTTATGAAAATATTTTAAACATCAATCATAACCTTTTTGGTTGGTGTAGATCGATGTGTAAATTTGGTGACTTTATTTTATATTTAGATATTGATGAAAGAATCGGAGTGAAGGCTGTAATACCACTACCATTAAGAGAAGTTGAAAGAATGGAAGGGGAAGATCCAACAAATCCAAATTATGTTCAATATCAATGGAATTCTGGTGGGATGACTTTTGAAAATTGGCAGATATCACATTTTAGAATTCTTGGTAATGATAAATATGCACCATATGGTACTTCTGTTTTGGAAGCTGGCCGCCGCATCTGGCGTCAATTAGTTTTAATGGAAGACGCAATGATGGCATACCGAATTGTTCGGTCAGCCGAAAGAAGAGTGTTTTATATTGATGTTGGCAATATCGCTCCTCAAGATGTGGAGACATTTGTTCAAAAAACAATTACATCTATGAAGAGAAATCAAGTTGTAGATGCGAATACTGGCCGCGTCGATCTTCGCTATAATCCCCTATCGGTTGAGGAAGATTACTTTATCCCTATCCGTGGAGGAGAGTCATCAAAGATTGAAACTCTAGCTGGTGGTCAGTTTACAGGAGACATCGACGACGTAAAATATTTGAGAGACAAATTATTTTCGGCATTGAAAGTTCCAGCTTCTTATTTGTCCAGTGATTCAGAAAATACACAAGAAGACAAAACAACACTTGCTCAAAAAGATGTCAGATTTGCTAGAACTATTCAGAGTCTTCAACGTGCAGTATTGACATAGTTGGAGAAAATAGGTATAATACATCTCTATACTCTTGGTTTTCGAGGTGATGATTTAGTTAGTTTTCGTTTAAAACTCAACAATCCTTCTAAGATTGCTGAACTGCAAGAATTGGAGCACTGGAAAACAAAATTTGAAATTGCTGGCGGAGCAACAGAAAATTTCTTCTCGAGAAGGTGGATCGCTCAAAACATTTTTGATCTATCAGAAGAAGAGTTTGTTAGAAATCAAAGAGAAATGTTCCATGATAGAAAATTTGAAGCCGAATTACTGGCCGTTGCTGAAAATATGGGAGATGAGTCGGAAGGATTCGGCGCTCCATCTGATGAGGGTGGTCTAGAATTAGATGCAGGCATCGGATTAGAGGATTTGGAGGCCCCAGAAGAAACCGAAACAGAAGAGGCACCTCCGGAAGAAGAAGGTGGTCCGCTTTTGGCAGCACCAGCAAAGAGAGATGACAGAGACAGAAAATATACAGAAAAATCTTTAAGCAACAAGTCTAAAGGAAAAAGATACGTTCCAAAATCAAAAAGAGGCGGGGATGGTAGAAATGGAAGACCGCAAAACTTTTTAGGCATTGCTGTTCCAAAGCCAAAAGATATAACACCTGGATTCTCTGACATGAAGAGTCTTTCTCGCGGTCTTTACGAAGGTAAACAAACTATTTATACAAGTGAAGAGTCCTTATTGTTTGAGAGCAACTCAGAAATTAGAAATTTAATATCAGAATTAGAAAAATCGGAGATTAAAATAAATGAAAATGAAGCACAATAAAAAGCGTAATACTGCTTTTATCTTTGAGGCTCTGGTAAGAGAATTAACCAAAGCAGTTGTTGAGGGCGATGTTTCCAAGAAGAAGAAAATTGTCAACTTGATTAGAAACAACTTTAAGGGGAATAATCTGTTATCAAAAGATTTGAGATTATACAAATCAATAATGGAGCTAAAAGACGCCGATAAGGAATTGGCTGAAAGAGTGATTTTTGAAGCTAGAATGGAGAGAAGTTCAATAGACAACAAAAAGCTTTTCGAAGAACAATCTGAAATTATTAATAAAATCAATAAAGAAATATCTCCAGATGTTTTTTCTAACTTCGTCCCGAACTATAAAGATCTTGCTACGATTTCACAAATTTTTAATAGTCGCATGAAAGCAAGGGACAGAATTCTCCTTGAAAGAGAAATGGTTGGTAAAATGATGTCCCTAGAAGAATCAAAAGATTCCTCACTTAAGCCGATTGATAATTTGACTTACAAAACATTTGTTAAAAAGTTTAATGAAAAATATAATCAAGAATTGGCAAATGAACAAAAGGAATTACTAAAAAGATATATCACTTCTTTTGAAGACGATGGTATAGAACTTAAAGTGTTTCTTAATGAAGAGATTTCTAGATTAAAAGAGATCTTAAGTGATTCTCTCAAATTAGAAGAAATAAAATCAGATGAAGTGATGTTAGAGAATACTAAAAAAGTATATGACATGCTAGTGAATGCCAACAAGAGAGACATTGATAAAGTTCTCGTACAGGATATCTTAAAGATTCAGAATCTCGCTAGGGAGATAAACGAATAATGGCTGTTACAATATATCTTGGAAAAGAAGCAAACAGAACAAGATTAACATTAGAATTAAAAGCAAGAAAATCTCTTGATGGCAATATAATGATTTTTGACCATCAAGAAATGGATATTGTGATTATGCCAAAGAAAAGTAAGGTTGTTACTTTTGCAAAAAATGATTTTTCCGATACGGTTTATGAATCACAATCTCGTCTTTTTGACTTCTTGAAAAGAAAAGGTATTGTAACTTATGAATCGATTCGTGGCGGGAATGTTTATGGATCCCTAGAAGCACAAATCGCCCAACCAGAATCAGAAGATATTAACACAATAGATTACACGATTTATGGAGTCTATAATTTCATAAAAGAAGAAAAACCTTATTATGATTATATAGATGATTATGAACAGATGCTAGACAACTATTACACTTCACCAACGGATGAAGATTCTACAGAATTGGGAGAAGTACCACAAGCTTCTGAAAAGGGATCTTTGAGACCTGGCTATAATTACGAACCATATTGGATGAGCTACATGCTTGAAGAATCCAAGGAGAAATAGTGGATCTTATATATTTTTTATTATCTGCTTATGGGATGACACAATTACTTTGTTACGGAAAGATCTTCGATAAAATAAGGCCGGAGGGCTATTTCTGGACTTGTCCTATGTGTGTTGGTTTTTGGGTTGGAGTATTTTTATGTGGAATAAGCCCATTGACTGAACTATTTACTTATGAACTTTTGCCCGCAAATTTTTTTATTTGTGGCTTAGTTAGTTCCGGAATGTCCTATGTTTTAAACATGACTTTCGGTGACAATGGCATAAATCTAGATAATAGGAGGTGATTATGTCTAAAAGATGGATGATTCGTAATGTCCGTCGCTGCAAAAACGGCTGTTGACTACTTTAGAAGGAAGTTGAGATGAGTAAAGTTTTATTAAGAGAATATTATGCTTTGTGTGAGGGTGGCGTTTGTCGCGACCTTCTCACAGAGGAAGAGAAACTAGATATAAAAGAAAACAATGCCATGTACCTGACGGGATTGATGCAGCAATGTAATGTCCAAAACGGTAATGGCCGTGTTTATCCAGAAGGTGTTTTGATGAGAGAAGTAAAGACTTATCAAAAGTTGGTCAAAGAACGCCGAGCATTAGGCGAACTAGACCATCCAGATGATTCGATAATCAATTTGAAAAATGCCTCACATATGGTCACTAATATATGGACCGAAGGTCCAAAAGTCATGGGTACTGTTAAGGTTCTCAATACTCCTTCGGGAGATATTTTACGTGGGCTAGTCGAGAGTGGCTGTCAACTTGGTATCTCCTCAAGAGGGTTGGGTTCGGTCAGAGAAAACGCACAAGGAGGAGTTGTTGTTGAAGACGACTTCCAGCTTATTTGTTTTGATTTTGTATCAGAGCCTTCTACGCCAAATGCTTTTATGAATTTACAAGAAGGCAAGAAATATGAGCAACCAAATGTTTTCACAAAAGCTGACAAAATTAATCGCGCGTTGAACGATATTCTAGGTGATAAATGAAAAAACAAGAACTACAAAAAATCCTAAAGCCCCTTATCAAAGAGTGCATCAAAGAGGTGATCTTTGAAGAGGGAGTTTTATCAAGCTTAATTAAAGAAGTTGCTGTTGGACTAGGTACACAACAAACTATTGTCGAGACCAGAGTCGAACAACCAAAGCAAGATTTTTCAAGACAAGCTGTAGAATTGCAAGAAGAGCAAAGAACGGCTCTTGAAGAAAGAAAAAGAAGAATTGAAGAGTCATTAGGTTTTTCTGGAATCTTTGAGAATACAGAGCCACTATCTTCCGGAGGTAGTGTTAGTTCGCCGCCATCAAATGGGCCACTATCAAATTATGCCCCCAATGATCCAGGTGTTGACATTAGTGGTTTAATGGCAATCGCTGGTGGACATAAATGGAAAAAAATGATTTAATTATTTATTAGGGAGAAATATATAAGATATGTCAGAATACAAACCAAGCAATAACTTTTTAAATGGTATAGTAACTGTTGATGGTGAATTAAATATTTCCGGATCTTCGGGTAGCGATATACTATTTCGAGTATCAAGCAATACGAATGAAAATTTTCTAGTTTGTGATGCTTCTAGTAGTGATGACGGTCTCCCTCGCGTTACTTTGCGCGCTCCAAACGATCGTGGCGGTTTACCTAGTGAAGGCCCATCACGAGGTCTTCTGCATATTGAATTAAACGAAGGGCAGAGTCAGAACTCGATTAGCTGTTGGTCCCTGAATTCATCAGATCCAGCTTTTCTTCAATTGTCAAGTTGGGGCCAGCCAGCAACGGAAGCTTCAACCCTTTCTTTCCAAACATGTACGGCAGGTTATCCAAACGGCGGTATCTCTGGGACACAAACTTTGGGATACATTGATTGGACAGGCTATGACTCTGGTGAATTTGATATTGGTGCCCGCATAAAAGTCCGAGCAGGCCAAAATTGGACCGGATCCGGAAGAGGGACTTTTTATCAAATTTATACAACTAAGAATAACACAACCAGCTTGTCGGAGATAATGAGATGGTCGGACGGAATTGTGATGACAGTAGCTACCGAGTTGACTGATGGTCAAATATTCAATTCTTCAGTCACCCCCTATTTGGACGAAGCAGCAAATAAACTTTGGTTCAAAGTAAAATATTCCAATGGCACTGTTAAATCTGGATCAATTGATTTAAGCTAAAAATAAAGTATTGTTTATTATTTAGAGTGCCTATTTATAGTTACACAACAATAAATAAATGGAGTTGTAATGTCCAAGAGACCAGTTAATCTTGTCGAAAAACCTCGAGGTAAAAATGATACACCAGAGAGAATGATTCGAAGATTCATGAAGAAGATTAAAAAATATAGAATATTAGATGAATATCGTGAATCATTGGTATTTACGAAAGACTCTGAAATAAAAAGAAAAGAAAAAAAGAAAAGAAAAAAAATACTTGATAAACTTCGCGAAGAAGAAAAAAGAATTATGGATCCGAAAGATGATCCTTATAGAATTAAGAAAAAAAGAAAAACAAGAAATTAGAATTTTTAAAAACTAATTACATTGTAAAAATATCGGGAATCATTTATGTCAACTTTTAAATACGCAGCAGGTCTTTCAAATGTAGGCTCCTATCAAGTATCTGGTTTTCCATACATGACTGGTTCAGTTTTATTATCTGCCAACTTTGCAACAAACAACTCACAAGTTAAAATAGAATTTCCGAAAGTAACAAAATCTATTTTAATTATCAATGCAACAGGAAGCAATACACCAATTAGGATTCATTACAATTCACTTGATGCTGGGAATGTAGAAGCTGGCAACCATTTTGTTACACTTCCGACAAATAGAGATTCAATAAAGCTCGAACACAAATGTAAGGAAATATATATCTCACTAGAGACGGCAGCAGCAGATGGTGCTTTTGAACTGGTTGCTGACTTAACAGGCATCGATGCCAGTGAAATGATCGCATTAACTGGATCAGGCTTAACAGATTAATTCTTTATAAATGTGGATTTTATAAAATATGTCTTTTTACCTTTTAATAAACTATTTATTTTTGAACTAGTTTATGAGGGGAATTTCATATGTCTTCGTTGTTAGAACAAGCAATTATTGACGCAACGGCTCTTAAAGAAGCCGCCATTAAAAATGCAGAGAATGCTATTTTAGATAAGTACTCAAATGATATTCGAGAAGCAGTAGAAAATCTTCTTGAAGAAGAAGAACAAGCAGCGCCCGACAATGGTGCTTCTGATTCTCTAGAAGATAGTATTCCTCTTGCAGCAGAACCAACAGAATCTCTCGAAGAATCAGAGATGATAATTGATTTAAAAGATCTTCAAGCTATGGCAGAAGAATTGGCAGAAGCCGATGAAAGAGAAGACGGAGCAGATCCTCTGGGAGAGCCCGCACCACATCCGGTAGAAGCAGATGCTGCGACACTAGAAGCAGGAGATGTGGCAGAAGTTCCTGTTGAAGTTACTCTTGAAGAAGAAATAGATATCTCGGATTTAGATGAGATTTTAGAAGAAATTGTAAATGAAGAGCTTGTTGTAGATATCGAACCAGTCAAGAGCGGCTGGGCAGGTACTCCAGAAGCTTTAATGCAATATAAAGAAGAATTGAGATTGGCTCAATTGGCAAGCACAGAAGCCCAAGAACAAAATCAAAAGCTTGTTGCCGCCAGAGACCGTCTAACAGAACAAAACGAAGCGTTAGTAGATGCTATCAAAAAACTAAAAGAAAATTTTGATAAAGTTAATCTATCGAACGCTAGATTGATTTACACGAATCGCGTATTGACAAACGACTCCTTGAATGAGCGACAAAAAAATAAAATTGTCGAAGCTTTGTCAAAAGCAGATTCAATTGAAGAAGCAAAGGTTATTTTCGAGACTCTTGAAAGTGCAGTGGGAAGTGTTTTAGGTAAAGCGCATCCACAATCACTGCGCGAGACTGTAGAAAGGCCTTCTGTCACTTTACCTAGAAGAGCACCAGTTAAGAATGTCGACTCTCCGGTTTCGGAAAGAATGCAGATCTTGGCAGGTATTAAAAAATTAGATAAATAATTAGGAGATTACAAACATGTCTATTTTAAATAAATTAACTGAAGGTATTGTTCGTCGTGATCTTTCTAAGGAAGGTGCTGCTCTTCTCTCCAAGTGGGAAAAGACTGGCCTCCTAGAAGGACTCGCTGATGAGCGTCAAAAGCACGGTATGGCTTCTTTGCTTGAAAACCAAGCCAAAGAACTTCTCCGTGAAGCTTCCACTATGGCAGGTAGCCCAACAGGTGATGTTGAGGGTTTCGCTTCCGTAGCTTTCCCAATTGTCCGCCGCGTATTCGGTGGATTGATCGCAAATGATCTTGTCTCGGTTCAGCCAATGAGTTTGCCATCTGGCCTCATTTTCTTCCTTGACTTTACTCACACCAATAGTCGTCTAGATTATGCTGCTGGCGAATCTGTATTCGGTGGTGGTGTTGTTGCTAGCCAAATTACTGGCGGTGTTTCACTCGCTGGCAATGAAGCAGAGCAAAGTTTTTACGCCCTCAATAATGGATATTCTTCGCCAAATGCCTCCGCATCCGTTACTGTGCTTAGTATCGATTCTGGTACTGTTGGTGATGGCTATGCTGATGAATTTATCCGCTTTGATCCTGACTTGGAAGCAGGTCTCGGTGTTGCCTGGGGTGTTATCGACCTTTCGGCTACTCAGTTTAACGTGAAAGATCTTGTCACCATCACGTTGACTGTTGCTGGTACCCCACTTGACGTGCAGGTCCGTCGACTCACCGCTGACCCTGGCACCGGCCCAGGCATCTATCGAGTTG